CGAAGAATTCGACCAGATGCTATCCTGGCTGCCGCTGGTGGGTTCGACGTTTAAGAAGACGTATCAGGATCGGCTTCTGGGGCGTCCGGTGAGCCGTTTCGTGCTGCCGGATAACTTCATCGCGTCGTATGGCACGACGGATTTGGCGACCAGCCCGCGTTTCTGCCACATAACGCCGATGACGCGCCGGAATTTCCGGTTGGCGCAGCTGGCGGGCGTGTATCGCGACATCGATCTGGGTGATCCGCAGGCGGACGATAGCTCGCAGACGCCGATTCAGGCGGAAGTGGACGGCGTTCAGGGCGTGGAGCCGGGTGCTGAGGGCACTGAGGAGTACCGGATCTACGAAGTGTACGCGGATCTGAACCTTGTGGGGTATGAGAACGAGGATGGCATCCCGCTGCCGTATGTCGTGACGATTGAAGAGGGAACTCGGAAGGTTCTGTCGGTTTATCGGAACTACGACGAGGGGGATCCGACGTTTCAGCGGAAGAACCCGTTCACGCACTATAAGTTCATGCCGGGCGTTGGGTTCTACGGTCTGGGTTATGCGCACTTGCTGGGGAATTCGGCGAAGACGGCGACGTCGATCCGCCGCCAGCTGATTGATGCGGGCACGCTGAATAACTTCCCGGGCGGCTTGCGCGTGAAGGGCATGCGGCTGGAGGACAATAACATCGGTATTGGTCCGACGGAGTTCCGTGAGATCGATACCGGCGGCTTGCCGATCCAGAACGCGATCATGACGATGCCGTATAAGGAGCCGTCACAGGTATCGCTGGCGCTGCTGAAGGAAACCTACGAAGCCGCCCGGAATCTGGCGAACACGACGGAGATTGCGGTCGGCGAGGGGCGTCAGGACGCGCCTGTAGGCACGACGGTGGCGTTGATGGAGGCTGCGACCCGTCTGCAGTCGGCGACGCTAAAGCGTTCCCACAGGGCGTTTACCCGCGAACTGAAGCTGATTGCGGATCTGTTCGGGAAGTATCTGCCGGATGAGCCGTATCCGTTCCCGGTGCGCGGCGGCATGGCGGCGATTATGCGCGAGGATTTCGCGAATAACATCGACGTGATTCCGGTTTCGGATCCGAACATTTCGTCGTCGGCCCAGCGGATGATGCGGGCCGAGGCGTTGCTGCGGTTTGCGACGCAGCAGCCGGATCAGCACAATCTGCGGGAAGCGTATCGGCAGATGTACGTCGAAATGGGCGTTGCGCCTGAGAAGATTGAATTGATTCTGGCGCCTGAGCGCGAGAAGCCACGTCCGTTGGATCCGCTGACGGAGAACCAGAACGCGATTGTGGGCATGCCGTTGGTGGCGGGTGCGTATCAGGATCACGACGCGCACATCGCGGCACACGCGCCGATTGCGCAGGATAATCCGATTCTGCAGGCGCACATCAACGAGCACTTGGCGCTGAAGATGCGTCAGCAGGTTGAGCAGATCATTGGCCAGCCGCTGCCGCCTCCGGGCATGCCGATGCCTCCGGAGCTTGAGAACCAGCTGGCGGTCATGGTTGCGCAGGCTATGCAGCAGCTGGCGCCGATGTATAAGCCACAGCCTGAAATTGATCAGATGGCGCAGGTTGAGATGCAGAAGTTGCAGCTGAGGGAAGCTGACAGCCAGCGTGATGCGCAGGTCGAAATGGCTAAGGCGCAGATTGAAGCTCAGAGTGACGCGGCGAATCGCGCATCGAGAGAAAAGATTGCGGCAATCAAGTTGCAGTCTGAGGCCCTGCGGAAACTTGGAGGTTTTCAATGAAGACGACTGATATGCGGGCCAAAGCTCGCGCGATTTTCGGCCCGGCAATTGCTGAGCCCATGCCGAAGCAACCGAATGGCGCGAAGGCCCTGCAGCAGCGCGCGAACGCTCGTCCGATCCCGACCTATAAGGTTGGTGGTCCGGTGAAGAAGATGCCGTCGCCTGCTGCCAGCGCAGCCTCTGGGAACCGCATGTCGCGTGAAGAAGCCGACGAGATGCGGCTCATGGAGATGATGGGGATGATGGAGCCGAAGCAGAATCGTCAGTCTATGCCGATGAGGTCGGGCAAGCCTCCTGTTTATGGTGTGGGCAAGCCTGCGTTTCCAGATTCTGCTGCCTCCGCCGCATCGGCTAATCGAATTGCAAAGCAAGAAGCCGACGAGAAGAAGTTGATGGACGCTATGCGTGGACGGGATGAAGGCCCGCGCAAGCCGGTGACCTTGAAAGAAAATCCGGTTCAGATTGATTTGGACGAGAAGCGCAAGAAAGTTCGTCTGAACGAAAAGCGTGTGCCCGTAACGTTGGACGAGAAGCGCGTGCGCGTCGACAATATGGAATACAAGACTGGCGGCAAGGTCCAGAACATGAAGATGGCTGAGGGCGGTAAGATGCCCGATCTCACTGGTGATGGTAAGGTCACTCAGGCTGACGTCCTGAAGGGGCGCGGCGTTAAGGGTTTTGCTAAGGGTGGCGTTCAGACGTCGTCGGACACCGCACGCAAGCTGGCCACCGAGATGGGCGGCATGAGAAAGGGCGGTAAGGTCAAGCCGGTTGAGCTTGATATGAGTAGCTTGGAGGAAATGTCCCGGCCACGCGCTGCTCTGCCGAATCTTGAAAGCAGGGCAGCAGAAGCGCGCAACCTGAACGCCGTGCGCGGTAGGGAAACCACCGAAGCGGCGAAGGGCAAGTCGTTCAAGGAGGCGTTTAATGAGGCGCGCCGCGATCAGGGCCCGAATGGCGTCTTCATTTGGCGGGGTAACACCTACAACACCAAGATGGCCGGTGAAACGTCGAAGGGTGCTCCGGCTCGCGCGGCTGCTCCGACTCCGAATCGCGCTGCCGCTCCGGCTCCCGCATCGCGCCCGGCTGCTACGCCGCCTGCCCCCTCTGCAAACAAGCCGAGCAACACGGGCTCACCCATGTCTTCGGTTATTCGCAACCTCGACACCCGCTCCAGTATTGACGCAGGAGCTCTTGAGGCAAGAGCCAAAAAGATCATGGATGAAAGCGGAAGTTCTCTTTTTTCCTCTCCAAAGAACAAGCAGCAAGCCCTTGAGATAGCTCGCGCTGAAGATGAAGATCGGCGCAATATGTCTCGTTATAGGGCGGAACAGGAGCGCAAGAAGAGATCCCTTGAGGCTGGCCGCAAGGCCAATCCCGATTTGGTATCTCAGTTTCTCGATATGACGATGAACCCGGGCTACAAAAAGGGCGGCAAGGTCAAGGAACCCAAGCCGAAGAGTGGTCTGGCTGTCATGATCGCGATTGGTAAGCCGATGAAGCCGGCCAAGAAAATGAACGGTGGCGCGATGGCTGGCGGCTCGCGGGACATGGAAGCGTCGAAGGTGACGCGCGCTATGGCTATGGGCGGCGCTCCGATGAATTACATGGGTGGCGGCGCTCCGATGGGCTACGCGGCTGGCGGCGCTGGTAAGACGCGAAAGGGGCAGGCGCCTATTAAGAAAGCTCAGGGCGGCGCTGCCAAGGTCCGCAAGGGCATGATGACGCCTGAGGGCAACATCATCGACGCCATGAATAAGATGCGCGGCAAGTAAGAGGGAGTGCGCGGCTGTGCCTGCAAGATCAAAGCGTCAGTATCGCTTGATGAGCGCAGCCGCGCATAACCCTGCCTTTGCGAAGGCCGTAAGAATTCCGCAGAAGATTGGCAAAGACTATATCGCTGCAACGAAGAAGCAAAAAAAACCACCGGAGAATAGCTATGTCATCCGAGGAACTCGGTAGGCGCGCAATTGAGCGCATAGGCGAACTGCGCGACCGCGCCACCGAATACACATTAAATGCCCGTTTTAGGCCGTCGAGCTTTGGGGATACGTACATCCCGGCCATGACGGCGGAAGAGATTGCCCTTCAGGTGCTGGAGGGTAATGCGTATGTGCGCGCTTACGCGACTGCGATTAGCGTCATCAGCGAAGAGTACAGGCGTATGATGCAGCCAGACGAAGATAAAAAACCGGAGCAGATAAGAGGGAGTATGTACTGATGAGTATGAGTAATATTGAGCCTCACGAAGAGGCTTTGGCCAAGAAGCTGATCAACGACGAGTTCACCTCAATCACAGGGCTTGCGTTTGATATGCGCCCTGCGGGGTATCTCGTGGCGGTCAAAATTTATGTTCGCCCTGAAGAGCTTAAAACGATCACGCAGGAAGATGGGACGGAAGTCACGCTGTATCTGCCGGATACCATTCGCGCTGAAGATAAGTATTCCTCGGTGTCGGCTTTGGTATGCGCCGTTGGGCCTGAAGCCTATCAGGGTGAGAAGTTTGAACGCTCCGGTCCTTGGTGTAAGGTCGGTGATTGGATTCTAATTCCGCGCTACGAATCTACGATGGTTTCCTATCGCGGTGTTGCGATGGCGCTCTTACCCGACGACCGCGTGATGGCCGTTATTGCCGGTCCGGAAGACGTAATGTCGGGTAAGTTTGCTGGAAACTTCTGAGGAGCTAAGCATGTCTACTGATCCAGAAATGCAAGAACTTCCGTATACCGACGACGGTCCTACCGAGGACGTCGAGATTGAGATTACGGAGGAAGATCTTGGTGAAAGCCTGACCGAATACGAGGAGAGTGAACCTGAACAGGAGCAGCCTGAAGAGGTTGCTGAGCAGGAAGAACCTGAAGAAGAAGAGGTTCCCAAGCGTCGTCGTTCGGCTGACAAGCGCATCATTGAGTTGGCCCGTAAGGCGTCTGAAGCAGAGCAGCGTGCTCAGAATGCAGAGGCGCGTCTACTCAAGGAAGCCCAGCTGCGTGAGCAGTCTGAGCAGGCGATGATGACGCATTACAGGAGCAACCTGAGCGCCACCGCGATGGACCTGAAGCAGAAGCTCGCTGAAGCTCGTTCGATGATGGACAACGAACGGATTGACGATCTTCAATATCAGTTTAACAAGACGATGAACGACATTGAAGCGGTGACAAACTGGGAGCAGGACCAGCAGAACAAGGCGTCTCGTCCTGCCCCTGCTGAGCAAGCAGCCCCGGCGGCGGCTCAGCAACCGCAGGTTACGCTTGAGCCGCGCACTGTAAGCTGGATCCA